TGCGGATGCGATGAGCGAAAAGTAAAGTTAAACCAAATGTTTCCGTATGGAAAACAACCCCTTTGTTTAACCGAAGCCGAGTTTCATTGGTTCCAAAACTACAAAAGTCAAAATGCAACGCATCTAAGTAAAGAAATGGCCGACCAAATTAGCCAAATTTGGAGCCGTATATTTCAGGCACGAAGAGTTTACCGCCCGTGTACTTGTAACCCCCGTGAATGGTCTAAAATGGTAGAGGAAATAAATAAAGTATACGAAACGTATGAACATTGAGATTAAAAAACTAAGCGAATTAAAACCCGCACCATACAACCCACGGGAATCCACCAAAAGACAAGAGGCGGATTTGGCGAGGTCGTTGGAAAAGTTTGGAATGGTAGAGCCAATTATTTGGAATAAACAAACTGGATACATTGTAGGCGGACACTTTAGAGTCAGGGAATTAATAAAGCAAGGTTACGAGGCCATTGAATGCGTAATCGTAGACCTATCCCCCGAAGATGAAAAGGAGTTGAATATAAGGCTAAATGCAAATACGGGCCAATGGGATTGGGATTCAATTGCAAACAATTTTGAGATTGAGGAAGTATCGGATTGGGGATTAAGCATTCCTATCGAGGTTTTTGATGAGGAGGAGGAAAGCGAAACACCTGATTCCCACACTAAAAATATTACCCTTACTTATTCCATAGAAGAGGCCGAGCGAATAGAATCCGAACTTTATAACATCGCATCGACTTTGGAACAAGCCGTGCAAATACTACTGCAAAAATGAAAGCATATAGAAACACATTAAATACCCTACCCGATGATTTCACACCCGTACTTGTATTCGAGGCGGGGAACGAAGTTGCTTACGTTGGATATCACGATGAGGGTATTTGGTTTGAGGCCCACACGGGCGAACCATTAAACGAGGTTACTTACTGGATGCCTATCCCTTTATTACCATACCAATGAGAAAACATACCCAAATTTATTTTAAGCATTTTGGCTATGACAAAAGCGACACAATTATGTGTGAAGTCTGCGGAGCGGTTGCAAAGGATTTACACCACATCGAAGCCCGTGGAATGGGCGGTTCAAAGTATGCGGATAATATTGGGAATATAATGGCACTATGTAGACCGTGCCACGATGAATATGGGGATAAGAAACAACACAAGGAAATGTTAACCCAAGTGCATTACCGAGTTTTAGGAATTGAAAAAGCAACGATAGCCGATGATGAGCAGCAATAGAATTATAGTTTTGATAGATTCGGTTGGAGCGGTTGAGTACCATCGATTGGCTATGCCGTTTGAATATATCAAGGAGCGGATTAAAATTACCTTTGCCGTTCAAGAAAAGGAAATTAACGCCGTGGATTTTTCCGAATACGATGTTTGTGTGGTGTCGAGGTACTTGGTGAATATGGATAAACTACGGGAAGCCAAAGCAAAGGGATTAAAAATAATTGTTGATATAGATGATTATTGGAATGTGCCAAAATACAACCCCGCTTATAAAATCTATAACGAAAAGGGCAAGAAGTCAGTAATTGAAAGCCTGAAATTAGCGGATATGGTTTGGGCCACCACTTGGCAACTTGCCGAAAAGGTAGCCGAGATAAACCCGAATGTTCACATTTTACCAAATTACATTGATACAAGCGTGAGCCAGTGGCACGAAGTCGCTGAGCATCCGTTTACAATTGGGTACGTTGGGGGTTTTTCTCACCTCGAAGACTTGAAATTACTACGGGGGCAAATGGAAACCCTATGTACAAAATACAACGCTCGTTTTTTACTATGCGGTTACAAGCATTTAGACCCTTTGTACTTGGAATTTGAACGGGCAGTTCACGATAGTAAGGATAGACCTGATTGGTTTTGGGTTGCCGAGGCTACGAATGTTTTGCAGTATGGCAAATACTACGCTCATATTGATTTGGTGTTAGCCCCATTAGCAAAAACCAATTTTAACCGACACAAAAGTGAATTAAAGATAGTTGAGGCCGCCGCTTACAAATTACCCATTGCGGTAAGTGATGTGGAGCCATACACCAACCACGCTGAAAATGAGGGGGTAACCTTTGTAAAAAATAATGATTGGATTTCCGCCGTTGGCGAGATGATTGAAAGTAAAAAGTTAAAAGAGCAAGGGCAAAAGAATTTTGAATACTGCCAAGAACACCACAATATTGATACGATAAACCAAAAGCGGATGCAACTGCTTGAAATGATTTGATAATGATTTGAGAATTATGGCAAACCCTGAAAACATAATACCACCACAAAAAGGCGAAGTTCGGAACCCGAATGGTAAGCCTAAAGGAACGAAGAACCGAAGCACGATTGCTCGAAAGTGGTTGGAAACAATGCAGAACGCAAAGAATCCAATAACTGGCATTGATGAGAACCTAAGCCAAGAAGATTTGATAACCTTAGCAATGATACACAAAGCCCGTAAGGGTGACGTGGCGGCATATAAGCAATTAATGGATTCTACCTTTGGTATGCCAACGCAACCAATAGACTTACAAACCGAACGGCCTATTTTCAACGGAATTGATTTAGATATAAAAGAATAAAATATGAAAGCAAACGAATTAAGAGTTGGTAATTTAGTCCAAGACGCAATAGGATTAGTGGAAATTGGATTAAATGGATGGATTAAATATGCAGATATTTACGAGTCAATTCCACTTACCGAAGAATGGTTATTTAAGTTTGGGTTTTATGAAACGTCAAATGATACTTTTATAGGTGGATTGTACACTCGAAAAAAACCTGATAGATTTTTGATAAACAAAGAAACTATGAGTTATTGCCAATTGGATTATGAGGGCAGTATTGATGACATTGTTAAAATTAAATACGTTCACCAATTGCAAAATATATACTTTGCTCTGACGGGTGAGGAATTAACATTGGAAGTCAAAGAATGAGCAACACAAGTCCAAAACATTACGGAGGGGAAATAGAATGCATTGAGTGCATTAAGGCCTCAATGTCAAAGATTGAATTTATGGGATACCTAAAAGGTAATATCATAAAATATACTTGGCGTTATCGGAATAAGAACGGTCTCGAAGATTTGCAGAAATGCGATGTGTATCTTCAATGGTTGATTAAAACACAAGAGGAATTTTAATGCTGCAACAAACCACCGCCCAAAAAAAGATTGCACGTTTAAATAAGCGTGTTCGCATAGTTAGGGGCGGAACAAGTTCGAGCAAGACGTTTAGCATTATTCCAATGCTTATTACCTATGCCGTAAAAACACCAAGGTGTGAGATATCGGTTGTGGCGGAATCCATCCCGCATTTACGAAGGGGTGCGATTCGTGACTTTCTGAAAATTATGGAAATGGTTGGGATGTATGTGCCTGACAAATGGAACAAGTCAAGTTTAACGTACACCTTTTCCAATGATAGTTTTATTGAGTTCTTTTCCGCAGACCAACCCGACAAGTTACGAGGCGCACGGCGTGACGTTTTATTTATAAATGAGTGCAATAATATCGAGTGGGAATCTTACTACCAATTAGCAATCCGAACCAGGCGTTTTATTTATTTGGATTACAATCCCGTGAGGGAATTTTGGGTGGATACCGAGTTAAAGTCCGACCCCGATTCTGAGATGGTGGTTTTGACTTATAAGGATAATGAGGCACTTGATAAAAGCATCGTAAAGGAAATAGAAAAGGCCAAAGAAAAAGCGAAGACATCCGAATATTGGGCCAATTGGTGGCGTGTTTACGGCTTGGGGGAAATAGGCAATTTAGAGGGAGTTGTATTTAGTAATTACCAACTTGTGGACTCTATCCCCGAAGATGCAAAGTTAATCGGTTACGGCTTGGATTTTGGATATAGCAATGACCCGACTGCATTGGTTGCCGTTTATTTATTTAATGGCCAAAGGTACATCGACCAAATACTTTACCGCACTGGTATGATGAACGGGGAAATAGCCAAGCACATTGAAAACGGCGTTATTTGTTATGCTGATTCTGCGGAGCCAAAAAGCATTGAGGAAATCAGGCGTTACGGCAAAACAATCCGAGGGGTTACCAAAGGCAAGGACTCGATAAATTATGGTATTCAGGTGATGCAAGAACAAGCGTATTTTATCACAAAGCGAAGCACCGACCTAATTAAAGAATTACGGGGCTACATTTGGGATAAGGATAAAAGCGGGAACACTATGAACCGACCCATTGGGGTTGACCACGCACTTGATGCGTTCAGATACCACGAAATGGAAGCCATTGGCATTAAGCGTAATTTCGGCCAATACGACGTGCGATAATTATTTTTAAAATATTTTCATTGCGTATTGCAAATATAAAAAGTATGTGTATATTTGTGGTATGGAAAACGCACAAAACACCGAAAAGTACACCAAAACCGCAAAACTTGTAAAAATAGAAGCAAGAGCGTGGAACGAGTTTAACATTAACCGTCGTGGCGTATTTAGCAAATTAATGATTGAACTTAGAACAAAATGGGAAAACGAAGTAGAACGTATTACGGGCAATAGGCACGAAATGCTTAGACTATGGAATGGCGAAGAGTATACCTATACATTCGGAGATATACTTGCATAAAATAAAATAATATATGCCTGAAGCACAAAACAAACAAGGGGCCGAATTAGGCCCCATTATATCCGACCTTTGGCAAATTGTTAAGCATATCGAAAGTGGTAAAGAGCCGATGGCCATTATTTTAATTTACGATTTGTTGGATGAGTTAAAACAAGCCGCCAAAGGCGATTAAAACATTTGCTTTTATTGGCGTTATTTAAGTATGGAAATAACGATACCCACCCACCTAAGCGAAGTGCCGCTTTATCAAATGGTGGAATATAATTCATTGCCCCATCAAGAGGAAACCGAACGGGGGATAAAAGCCGTTAGTATTTTTTTAGGGCTTACCAATTCAGAAACCGCACGGTTGCCGTTAAAGGTACTTAATAAGGCCGTAGAGCATATCTCTAAATTCTTAAACGAAACCCCCGAATTACAAACGACGTTTGAACACAAGGGCGTTAAA